CGCAAAAAAAAATTAGATGACTATAATAAAGCTTAGACCTGATGCAGAAGACCTCATAGAAGCTCATATAAAGCGTTCTAAGGACTTTCTTTTAATAAGTATAGGCGATGTAGGGGTAGAGGTAGGAAGTACGCTTACAAGTGAACAGGAGCTGTTTTATTTAGAATTAGCAAAGTCATTAATTATAAAGGATTGGTTAGCTGATGATTGATTTAAATACAGATGAGCCTATTACGGATTCTGATTACGAATTAATAGAGGCATTTTGTACAGCGTTAATAGATAAAGATCATTATGCAATGAAAGAAGTTTTATATATACTGCATGAAAAGATGTCTGGTGAGTGTGTTTGTTTAGAAGAAGAGTGTATATGTGGGAGATGGTAAATGGGCAAGAAAGGTCCAAATTTAGTTCATAAGTTAGACAAAGAAACAAGAGATAGACACTTTCCTGAATACAATGGTGGTAAGGGTAGTCACCCTAGAAAGTCTACATCCAGTAGTCGAGAAACATTCAAACTTAATTACGATAAAATAAACTGGTCACGATGAGAATCGAATATAACTTGATGCCTCAAGGTCAAGTCCTTCAAGATTTTAATGATTGCCGTGCAAGAAACTCATTTATTATGGGTCCATTGGGTTCAGGTAAAACGGTTCAATGTATATTAAAACTGTTTGACTTAATGTGCGAACAGGAACCTGTCAAAGATAAGAAGCATAAAAACTACAATGTTCGTTTATCAAGGGTTATTGCGGCTCGTAACACCTATTCTGAATTGTTTTCTACTACGATTAAAGATTGGCTAGAAATACACGGAGAGTTAGGTGACTTCAAACAAGGTAATAAAGAGCCTCCTACACACTTTATACGATTTAAACTAGATGATGGAACCTCTGTCCACTGTGATGTTGTGTTTATTGCGTTCGACCGTCCTGAACACGTTAAGAAAGCTAGGGGTATACAGACTACATGGGTGTGGTTAAACGAAACTAAAGAGCATTCTAAGGCTGTTTTAGATATGTTAGACCTTAGACATGGTAGATATCCCTCTAACAAGGAGGGTGCACGTCCTACACATCATGGAATCATAGGAGATAGTAACGCTCCTGATGAAGATCATTGGTATTTTAAACTAGCAGAGATAGAAAGACCTGATGATTGGTCATTTTTTAGACAATCTGGTGGAGTTTTAAAAAATGGTGAAGATTGGATTATTAATGAAAAAGCTGAAAACCTTGATAACCTTCCTAAAGGGTATTATGCAAGAGGACTACAAGGGAAAACAGACGATTGGATTAAAGTAAACCTCGCTAATGAATACGGATTTGTCTCTAACGGTAAACCTGTACACCCAATGTATACGGATTCAGTCCATTGTCAGCATTTAGAATTTAAACCTTCTATTGATTACCCTATTATCTTAGGGTTTGACTTTGGTCGTACTCCTGCTTGTGCATTTATTCAAAAAACATCTATAGGCCGTTGGATATGTTTTGATGAAATGGTGTTAACTGACTCTGGTGCTGTTGACTTTGCCCCTACGTTAAAACGATACATTGAAGAAACATACGCTGAACACGAATTTAAAGGATGGGGTGATCCTTCTGGTAACAATAAAAACCAATCTAACTCTGAAACACCTTTCCAAATTATGCGAGCCGCAGGGATTCCGTGTCAACCTACACAAAGTAATGACCCTCTTAAACGTAGAGCCGCATTAGAAGTCCCTATGAAAGAAATGTGCATGGATGGTAAGCCTAGATTCACTGTCCTACCTAAAGCTTCTATGATCCGTAAAGGATTGCAAGGTGGATTCTGTTATAGAAGAGTACAAGCCAGTGGTGAAAGATACACTGATGAACCCGATAAGAATGAATACTCACACCCTGTTGAAGCCTTAGAGTACGCACTACAAGGCGAAGGTGAGGGCAGACAAGCACTACGGGCATCACAAAACTTTTCTAAACCTGTAACAGCAAAGGTTAATTTTAATGTCTTCTGATGTCTATGTTATCTTTGAAGACGATCAAACTAACTGGTGGAGTCGTTATTTAAAGAAAGATATAAGACATTGCTACGTTGTTAAACCCTCTGGACAAGGTTTTTTAGTGTTTGCTAAAAATTGTAGTGGATTTGATTTATTCACAACGACTGACGAAAAGAGTATAATCGGCAGTAAGTGTATTTTAAAAATTAAACCTAAAGAAAATCAGCATTCGTTATTTATGTTGAATACTTGTGTTGGACATACTAAGCAGATATTGGGCATTCGCAACCCATTTATCTTAACGCCATATCAATTGTTAAAATATTTGGAGAAACATCATGGGATTTCTAAAACGACCTAAAGCACCAGAGCCTACTGCTCAGGAGTTAGCCGCAGAACAGCGAACTTCGCGTATGTTAGACGAAGAAATAGAAGAAAGTGAAAAAAGATTAAAGGCCGCGGCAAGAAGTAAGTTAGGTGCATCTTCTTTGTTAGCTCAAGCAACTAAAGCTTCTGGTGGTGGTGCAAAACGTAGCATGATGGGGGCAGGATCTACAGGCAGTAGTAGTATGGCTGGAGGTTATTCTGGAGTTACGTCAGCAACTAGAAGAACAACGAGAAAAACTAAATGAAATTACCAGCAGAGTTAGGTTCTCTAACAGACCTCAAAAGGCGTGAATCAAAAGCATTTGAAAGAGCAACATATTGGAGTGATCAACTTGATGATGCTTATGAATACTTTCTTCCTAATAGAAACTTGTTTGAGGACTCTCGTGCTGGTCAAAAGAAGATGGATAAAATTTTTGACTCTACTGCGCTAGAAGCTATTCAACAAGGTGCTAGTAAGTTACAAGAAAACATTGCACCTATATGGTCTCGTTGGGCTACATTAGAACCATCTAATCAAGTTAAATTATTGTTAAAAAATGGTCAATACAACGTATCAGAAGAAGATATAAGATCTAACCTAGAAGAACAATCTGATATTATTTTTGATTACATTAATCGATCTAACTTCGCTACACAGTTCTATGAACACGCTCTTGATCTTCTTATAGGAACAGGTACTTTAAGAATAGATGAAGATCCTGATAACAATATGCCTATTATATTTACTGCTATCCCACAGAAAGGTATTGCATTTGAAGAAGGTCCGTATGGAAATGTAGAAACACATTGGCGTAGATTTAAAGTAAAGGTACGTGACCTATCTAGAAAGTGGAAAGGATTTAAGCCATCACAAGAAATTGCAGAAAAAATTAAAAGTCATCCAGAGTCTGAAGTAGATGTCAGTGAAGGCGTTGTTTATCTGCCTAAAGCTAAGACTTATTACGGTTGCTTATGGGTAGGTAAAGAAGATCGTATTAGCTGGATGGAAGACTTTGGCGCATCTAGCCCTTGGGTTACTGGTCGTTACTCTAAAGTAGCTGGTGAGATACGTGGCCGTGGTCCAGCATTACAAGCACTGCCTGATGTTAAATCTTTAAACAAAGCAAAAGAATTTTCATTACAAAAAGCCGCTATAGACCTTGCAGGAATGTACACAGCTACAGATGATGGTGTAACTAATCCATACAATATTAGCATAAGTCCGGGAGTTGTTATTCCAGTTGGTTCTAATAACTCCTCTAATCCTTCTATTCGTCGATTAGATACAGGAGCTAACTTACAATTACCGCAATTTGTTATCAATGATATGCAAATGGCTATAAAACGATCTTTGTTTAACGATCTTAGAGATCCTAGTGGTGCTGTTAGATCTGCTACAGAAGTAGCTATTGAGTCTAGAGAACTTGCTAAAAGAATAGGTTCTGCATTTGGACGTTTGCAAACAGAAGTACTTATTCCTATAATAAAACGCGTAGCGTCTATATTGACACGTAGAGGATTGTTACAGCCTTTACAATTAGATGGTCGAGATATAGAAATTAAATTTACCTCACCGTTAGCTCGCGCGCAAGATAGTGAAGACATTCTAAATGTGCAACAAGCTGTACAGTTTGTATTACAAAATGCTGGTCCTGATCAAGCTAAAATAGGATTTAAGTTAGAAGACTTTGGAACATGGGTAGCAGAAAAAGCTGGTATGCCTGCTGAGTTAGTAAGAAGTCCTATGGAAAAACAGCAAATAATACAAGCTGGAGCGCAAGTAGCAAAACAAGGCATGGATACTGGTGAACCACCAATGCAAGGACAAACTCAAGTATGACTTGGGACAAGATTGAACAAGTTAAATTAGATGTAGAAAGCGCACAAAAAGACAACGCTAAAAACAGAGAGAAAGTAGCTAATCTTGCGAAAGCATATCATCGGTGTTTTAATGATGAGGATGGAAAACAAGTATTAGCTGATCTGACTGCTAGGTTTGTCTACAACAATGATACTTCTTTTTCCTCTACAAACATTAATTACGAGTCTGCATACCATAATGGTGAGGCAGGAGTAGTTAAATTTCTTATAAATCAAATTCAACAAGCTGAAATTTTATAAATAAATGGTAACGATTATGGAACAACAGGCCGCAGAAAGCGATACCCTGCTAAATGAATCAACTCCAGAAGTAGCAGAAGGTGAATATTTTTTAACAGAAGATGTAAAAGGAACAGGAGAAACCCCAGAGTGGTTTAATGCTAACAAGTATAAATCAGTAGCTGATCAAGCTAAAGGATATGCTGAGTTAGAAAAAAAGTTTGGTGGTTTTAAAGGTACGCCTAAAGATGGTTATATGCATCCTGAAGGTGTAGACAATGATGATGCATTGTTACAAGAGTTGATAACTTTTGCAGATGATACCAATATGTCGCAAGAAGCATTTGGACGCGCATGGGATTTGTTATCTGCACAAGATGATGCTGTACAAGAAGTAAACCAAGAAGCAGAAATAGCTAAATTAGGAGAAAACGCGCAAGATCGTATTAACAATGTAGATGGGTTTATGAAAAATAACCTTGATGCAGAAACTTACGAAAAAGCAAAAGATTTAGTTACAACAGCAGAAAACATTCAACTAATCGAAATGTTAGTAGGCGCAACTGCACCTGTTAAACTGCCTACTGAAAACGATGTAGCCCCTGCTGGATTGTCATGGGAATCTATCGAAGCTGAAATGTTTAAGAAAGATGATCATGGTAACTTACTGCGTAGCACTAACATTGAGCATGAGCGTAAAATACAGAAGCTTATGCAAGCTTGGGGTGAAGCACAGTAAACATTGATTGATATACCATAAAAGGTGTATAATTCAAAAACTGGATACCTATCTCTATAGCCCAGTAAATTTAGGTTGAATGCTGACCAATTTACTGGGTACTCAGCTAAAACCTTGAAAAACTTTTTAAATTACTCTTTTTCGAGGAAATTATTATGAGTAAAACACTATCGTCCGTAGCAGTCATTGAGTTTGACTCTATGGTAAAACACGCCTATCAAGGCATGGGGCTAATGAAGCCTGCTGTTACTATTCGTAACAATGTAGTTGGTGACACTTACAAGTTCCGTCGCATGGGCAAAGGTCTTGCTAACCAGAAGTCTACTTCTGATCTAGTAACTCCAATGGACGTAGCGCACGAATTTAAAATCGCTTCACTTTCTAACTGGAACGCTCCAGAATACACTGACATCTTTGACCAACAAGACGTTAACTTCGATGAGAAGCAAGAACTAGCAAGCACTATCGCTGGGGCTCTTGGCCGTCGTTGTGATCAACTTGTTATTGATGCTATGAACTCTTCTAATCCTGATGCGGCTGACATTGCTCACGGTGGATTGGCTCTAAGCATGAACAAGGTTATTGAAGCTCAAGTTGCATTGCGTAAGAACGGTGTACAAAATGCTAACCTATACGCGGCAGTTAACTCTGCTGGTCTTGGTGGACTTCTTAAAGATGAGAAAGCAACTAACGCTGATTACCAGACTATTAAAGCTTTGGTAACTGGTGATGTGAACAGCCTAGCTGGATTTACTTTCATCATTCTTGAAGATCGTACTGAAGGTGGTTTGACTGTAGCTGGAAACACTGTTGATTCTTGGTTCTTCCAGAAAGATGCTGTTGGACTTGCTATTGGCATCGACATGAAAACATCAATCGACTATGTACCAGAGCGCACTTCATACTTGTGCAACGGTATGCTCAAAGCTGGATCTGTTGTCCGTGACAACGGTGGTCTAGTTAAAGTCGAATACAAAGATAACGTATAAGGAGAACTATCATGGCTTTTGCACGATCTGGTTTATCTAGAATTGGTGGTTCAGGAAACTCTCGCCCATTGTGGGTGTATGCGTCTACTGATGCTCCTGCAACTGTAACAGGCTCTAACTATATGCTTTCAGCTATCAGTGAACTTCATCTTGGTGATGTTGTTCTAGTTGTTGATACTGACGGTGTTGCGGTAACTGCTACTTTTGTAAAAACAAACAATGGAACTTCTTCTATTGATTTGGCTTCTGGCACTGCTCTTGGTGATGCCTAACTGATTGGGGGCTTCGGCCCCCTTTCTATCTACATAAAGGTCTATTATGGCAAGTAAAATCAATTTAATTTCTAATGCTTTAATTTTAATTGGTGATTTGCCTATTACATCGTTAACTGGCAACACTCGCGCACAAACTGTTGCTAACAATCTATATGACAACATTGTTCACAATGAGCTTACAAAGTATCGTTGGGGATTTGCACGTAAAAAAGCACAGCTATCTAAAATTAATGAAACACCAGTAGGCACTGAATACGATGTTATGTATCAACTGCCATCTGACTTGTTAGTGTTTATTAAAATGAACCCTAGCATTAATTACCAAATTCTTGGTGATCGCGTTTACTGTAACTATGACACAAATTTATTCTGCGATTACATCTATACTGTATCTGAGGCTACATGGCCTGCATACTTTTCTAAAATGGTTGAGTACGCACTAGCTAAAGACTTTGCTATGTCTATTAGAGACAGTGCTTCTACCAAACAATTGATGAATGAAGAATATATTAACGCATCTAATATGGCGCGTTACACTGATTCTCAACAACATCCTATCACTCCGCTTACCAGTAGGCCGTTTGTTGATGTGAGGTTCTAATGGCTAAAAGTCACTTTTTGCAAAATAGTTTTGTAAGTGGTGAGTTATCGCCAATTGTAAAAGGTCGAACAGATCTTGATCAATACTACCAAGGCTTACAAACTGCTACTAATGTTGTTACTGTTCCACAAGGAGGAGTAAAGCGTAGAGCAGGGTTTAAGTTTGTTACAACTCCAGCACCAGTGGTAGCTAAGTATTCTGCTCCTACAGCTACTATGCCCAATGGTGGTACTGCGGCTAATCTTAATGATAATGATCTTACAACTTTTGGTACTACTACAGCAGGAATAGGAACTACTAATCCTTTTGTTGTCGCGTCTTATCAATTTACCAGCCAACAAACTATTGCTTACATAGATTTAATTAACATTAAACTAACTACTGCTAATGCTACTAGCGATGAGTTTGTTATCCAATATCAACAAACTGGCGGTGCATGGATTACGGTTGCTAATGTTCCTACGTTAACTGATTTTGAACAAACACTTAGAGTTACCATTTTAAACAATGGTGTGCCTACCCCTTTCTTAGACCAAGATTGGAGATTAGCTAGAGTTGGTACTACAGATTTAGGTACGTGCAATGTTTCGTTAGCAGAGATGCATTTCTACAATGTAACTGGCGCGTTTTCTAGTCAAATAAAAATGCATAAATTTGAAATAAGCATTTACAGTAGTTATTTGCTTTTATTTACTAATAACAATTTGCGAATATATCAAGTTGCAAATGACATACCTACATTTAAGCAAGATGTAGCGACAGACATAGGAACTAATTTTCCTAATCGTGTAGCAAGTAATGAAAACGTATTACTTATGTTTAACGAAAATGTGCCTGTTAAACGATTAATATACAATTTAAACGGCAACAATATATTTAAATTTGATGATGCGCCATTTTTAAATGTGCCACAGTTTGATTTTAATGATGCTTCTAGTCCTGTTCCTATAAGTTATGTAACAACAATGACATTAGCGCATTTTACTAAAGGAGATAGATTTCAAGTTGATATTGAATCTGTTATTAGTAAAAATATAACATATACAGGTAATACGACATCAACAGCATTTAACATACAAAAAAACTTACAAGAAATGCCTATATTTGGTGATACAGGTGTTGCAGTTTCTGGTTCTAACGATGTATTTACAATTACTGTTTCAGGTGAGTCTACTAAATCTTTTCAAGTGTGGACAGGATTTCCTACTTCTGATCTTGACGGAAATAACAATGAAGTAACGTTTGCTATTACAACGCAAGGAAGCCCTCGTAAAGAAGATGTATGGAGTGCTACTAGAGGCTATCCTAAAAACGGTGTATTTGCTGGTGGGCGATTATGGTTTGGTGGAACAAGAGACAAGCCTCAAAGTGTTTTTGCATCTAAAGCTGGATCATTTTTAGATTTTTATCTTGAAGAAGGCGATGATGACGAAGCTATTTTTGTAAGTATAAATGGATCGCAAAGTGATATTGTAGATATTGTAGGTGATCGTGGATTACAAATATTTACAGAGGGTGCAGAGTACAAAGTTACAGGTAACACGCCTACAACGATTAATATACAACAACAAACACAGCATGGTAGTTTTAGTATTAACGTCCCTACTACAGCATTAGATGGCGCTATTTTATTTGTAGATCGCAATGGTAGGAGTTTAAGACAATACTTGTATGACTACAATGAAGATGCATATCGTAGTATTGATTTATCAGTATTAGCGTCACATTTAATAGTTAGTCCTGTTGATATGGACATAGTAACAAGTACAACATCAGAAGATGCTAACTATGTATTTGTTATAAACCAAGATGGTACGGCTGTTGTTTTAAATACGTTGCGTGATCAAGATATAAACGGTTATACAAAGTTTAACCAAGTACGTGATAGCGGTGGAGCAGATTTATTTAAACAGTGTGTAACGGTAAATAATACGTTGTTTACTTATAGCCAGAGAGATATAAATCGTTTTACTATAGATCAAATGACTTTTGATTACAAAATGGACAGCAGTGTTAAATACACATCACCACATAGCACTACGTTGTCTGGCCTCTTACATTTAGCTGGAGATACAGTAGAGGTTGTAGCTGGTAATAGTAGTCTTCCCTCTAGAGCAGTAAGTGCTACAGGAACAATTACATTAACATCTACTGAAGCCGCACTAACAGATGTGATAGAAGTAGGGCAAAACTTTAACTGTGAAATTAGAGGAATGCCATTAAACACAAGATCGCCTAATGGCTCGCAAACAGTATTAAACCAGAAGCGTATAGATCGCATGAATCTGCGTGTTTACAATAGTGCTGGTGTTTATATAGATGGAAACTTAGTACCTGTTAGAACGTTTGGAGATGCAGGGAATAGCCCTTTAAACTCATCCCTTATACCTTCTACAGGAATTATAGAAGATAACCACGGTGGTAATGGATGGGATAGAGAAGTTACTCCTATTATTACAATACCAGACCCAACACCATTCCATCTGCAAGCAATTGGATATGAGATTAGTTCGTGAATGAAGTAACAGCGCAAGATGATATTATAAAATTACAGTCTCTTATGTTAAAAGGAGACACAATAGAGTTAGAAACAAAACATCATTTTAGCGATGGATTGTATGCAAGAGAGTTATTTATTCCTGCTGGCGTATGTTTGGTAGGAGCTTTACACAAAACTACACACTTGTACATGGTAGTAAAAGGCAGATGTAAAGTATCTAGCCAATTTGGAAACATGGATATAGAAGCTCCGTTTATGGGAGAAACTATTCCGCAAACTAAGCGTGTTATATACGCTGAAACAGACTGTGTTTGGATTACATATCATCCTACACATTTAACTGATATAGACGAGATAGAAAAGGCTTTGTTAGAGCCAGAGGATATTTAGATGTCATTTTTTATAGTAGCGGCAATAGCAACTAGCACCGCAGTTAGTGTTTACGGTCAAGTTGAAGCTGGTAAAGCGCAACAGGAATCTTTAGAGCGTCAAGCTGAAGAAGAAAAGTTAGCGGCAGAAGCTCGTGAATTACAAAGACGGCAAGAGTTAAATAAAGTCCTTGCGGCTAATGCAGTGTCTATGGCGGCTGGTGGAGTATCTGGTGTAACACCTGAAAGTATTGCTTTAGGGAGCGCAAAACAAGTTAGCGCAAGCGAAGGTATGCTGGCTGTATCCGATAAATTAAAACAAGCTCAATTACGCAGACAAGGAGCTATGGCTAGAAGTACCGCTAATATAGGAGCAACTTCTACCTTGTTAGATGGAGCTGGAAAAACTGCAAAAGCTATGCCCGAATAGGAAAATATAAATGGCAAAACAACCTAGACAACAACGTGTTGGTTTTTATGGAGAGTTCCGTCCTACTGGGATAGATGACTCTGCGGCTAGACGTATGCAAGCTCTTGCTGGATTAGCAAAGCAAGTAGGTGGTATAGCTGAAGAATTTGGTATTGCTAAAGCTGAACGTGAGGCTCCTGCGCAAGCACAAGAAGCTGTAGAACAAGCTATTACTGTAGACGAAGAAGGTAAAAAAGTATTTGGCGAAGTTCCTACACGTAGAGGTTATGGATCTGAAGTATTTAATCGTAATGCTATTAATGCATATTTAGCAGAAATAAGTATTGATTCTGATATAAAAATAAAAGAATTAGAAGAAAAATACAAAGACAATCCACAAGGTTTTGCAAGCGATGCTAATGCGTACAGGCAAGCTACTGTTAACCTATTGCCTCCTGAATCTCAACCTAGAATTAACGAAGCTCTTGCAAGCAAAATATTTTCTGCCGAAGAAAAATTAAACAAAAACTTTTTAACTGAAGCTAATAACAAAAATATAATTACATTAACTGATTCAATTAATACTGGTGTTAGAAATATTGCAAACTTAGCTCGTGAAGGAGATACAGAGTTAGTTAATTCTGAGTCAGAGTTGTTGTTGTTAACTATGGATGCTTTAGCTGAAGCTAGTCCTGAGTATGCTAGTCGTGTATTAGAAGACAAAAGAAAATTAAAAAATAAAATATATGAGCAAACTCGTTTATCAAAGTTAGATGCTATTGTTGAAAAAGATGGTGTTTCTGCCGCTATGACAGCATTAGATGAAATGTTAAAAGAATCAATTCCTAGTAGCTATTCTCAGGAAGAATTAAGATCATTTGAAATTAGTGCACAACAAGATTTAAATAGACAAAACTCAAGGTTACAAGCAACCAAAACAGTTTCAACAAAAGAAACTTCTGAAAAAGTACAAGATTACATTACATCAAGAACTTTAGGACAGCCTATTGATGAGCAAGAAAGAACAGCTATATATGAAATGGCTAAAGGTACACCTTTAGAAGAAAAGTTATTTTTAGCAGATGAAATAGGAATATTTGCTACTGCTTCATTGCAAGCTAGAAATGAAATGCTTGAGTCAGCACGAACAGGTGGTTTAGATCGTGCCGATGCTTATAAAGCTATGTTAGTTGCTAATGCAGATATCAATAGGCAAGCTAGAGAAGATGGTATAAGTATGTACGTAGCTCAAGGATTAGGAGAGCCTATAGAATTTGATCCATTAGCTGAAGATCTTCT